AGCTTGCCTTTGGAGAGCACGGGCGCGTTGTTGGGTATGGCGCCGAAGATGGCCATGGGGCGGCGGGTGCGGCGGTCGCGCACATAGGCCTTGACGGCCTCGGTGCGGTGGCCACCGGCGTCGATAGCCATGGCCTCTATGCGTAGGGTGGTGCCGCAGGCGTGTTGGATGGGGGTGTTGAGTAGTTCGGTAAGCGCGGCCCAGACTTCATCGCTGGCAGGGTCGCCTAGCAGTTCCACATAGTCCAGCGTCCAAAAAGCCATGCCACGGCCCCAGCCGGTGATTTGTACGGCGAGGCGGTTGTCTTGGGTGTCGATGCCTGCGGTGATGACGAGCACGCCGTGGGGGGCGGTGCGCAGGGGGTAGGGCTCGGCCCGGTCCGCTATGGCGTTGTGTTTGACGGCGCGCATGGCGGCGTCTTCCCATGGCTCGGCCAGGCGGTCGTTTAAAAAGGTTTTGAGGCGGGCGGGCTCGTTTTGGACGTCGCGCCAGGTGTCGATCAGATCCAGCCAGCGGGGGCCCAAGCCAAACTGGTAGTAGAGGCAGTTGATGTGGTAGCCGCGGGACTTGGCGCCGGGGTTGGCGGGCACCCATTGGCCGTCGCGGATCATTTGGGTTTTGTGGTGCTCGTCGATGTTGGCGCCGCATTCTTGGCAGACGTACCAGCACTGGCTGGCGTCGGGCGTCCAGTGCAGGCCGGACCATTCGAGGTGCTGCATGTGGCCGCAGTGGGGGCATGGGACGTGGTAGCGGCGCTGGTCTGACTTGAGCCACAGTTGCTCGATGCGGCTGAGGCCTTTGATTTGGGGGGTGCTGATGTAGAGGTGTTTGCTGGTGGCGGGGAATGCGCTGGTGCGGGCCTTGAGCATTTCGAGCGGGTCGTCGCCGCCGTTGAGGTTGTTGGCAAATTCGTCTACTTCGTCCACCAGCAGGGTGCGCACGGTGGTGGACTTGAGGCGGCTGGGGGAGCCTGCGTGCTCCAGGTAGAGCTGGCCACCGGCGAAGTCTTTGAAGGTGCGGGTGTTGGCGCTGTCGCGGCTGGCGCTGCTGGTGAGGGCTTTTTTGACGGCGGGGGATTCTTCCACCATGGGGTTGAGCTTTTGGGCTACCCACTTGTTCATGGATACCTCGCCGGGCAGGCAGACCATGACCGGGCCGGGGTCGTGGGCCATGACGTAGCCCAGGGTGTTGATGGCGGCTTCAGTCTTGCCGAATTGCACCGGGAACATCATGACCACCTCGCGCACGTTGCTCTGCACGCTCATGCAGTCCATGGGCTCGCGCAGGGGTGGGTTGGCCGCCGTGACCCACTGCCCGGCCATGGCGCTGCCCTTGCTGCTTAAGCGGCGCTCTTGGTCGGCCCATTCGCTGACGGTGAGCGCCGGGCGCGGGGCCAGGGCGCGGGCGATGGCGCCGTAGATGCCTGCTGCGGCTGGCGGGGGTTTGGCGGGGTTGGTGGCGGGTTGCATGGCGTTTTAAGGCTCTAGCCCTCGTGGAATGTGCGTGGGGTGCTATGCATTTGATAGCCTCTGCTGCTGGACTTGTTCGAAGGTTTGGCCTGTGGACTCTAGGGTGGCCTGCTTGCCGGTGAAGGATTGCCAGCGGCGGACGATGACGTCGCAATACTTCGGGTCCAGCTCCATGAGGCGGGCGATGCGGTTGTTTTTTTCGCAGGCGATGAGGGTGGTGCCAGATCCGCCAAAGAGGTCTAGGCAGGTGTCGCCCACCTTGGTGTTGTTGAGCAGCTGGTACTCAAACAACGCCACGGGCTTCATAGTTGGGTGCTCCAGGTTGCGGCTGGGGCGGTCGAAGTTGAGAACGGTGGTTTGCTTGCGGTCGGTCGACCACAGGTGCGCTGCGCCGGATTTCCAGCCGTAGAGGCAGGGCTCATGCCGCCAGTGGTAGTCCTGCCTACCCATGACCATGACGTTTTTGTTCCAGATCAGGCACTGGCGCACCTGCCAGCCAATGTCGAAACATGCGCCGAAGAAGTTGTAGCCCTCCAGCATCGCGTGCCAGATGTAGAACACGGCGCCGGGCTTCATGGCGGCGTCGGCAGCGGCGAAGGCGTCGCGCAGGAATTTGCGAAACGACACATCCGACATGCTGTCGTTCTGGATGGTCAGCGCGTCGGCGGTCTTGCCCTCGTAGGCGACGTTGTAGGGCGGGTCCGTGAGGAGCATGTTAATACCCCCCCCCAGCGCAAGGGTATTCACCGCCTCAAGGCTGGTGCTATCCCCACACATGAGCCGGTGCTTGCCCATAACCCACACATCGCCCAGCTTGGTGACGGGCGTGGCCTGCACGGCGGGGGCCTCGTCGGGGTCGGTCAGGCCGTCGCCAGGCTTGGCGGCGTCTTGGCCGTATTCGCCCAGCAGCGCGGTCAGCTCGTCGGCGCCGAAGCCCAGAAGCTCCAGGTCGTAGCCGTCGGCGTTGAGGTCTTCCACTTCGCGGGCCAGGGTGGCCATGTCCCACCCGGCGTTTTCTGCCAGCTTGTTGTCGGCTATGACGTAGGCGCGGCGCTGGGCGTCGGTTAGGTGGGCCAGGCGGATGGCGGGGACGGTGGGCAGGCCGATACTTTGCGCGGCCATGACGCGGCCATGGCCTGCGATGAGGGTGTTGTTGGCGTCGATGAGCACCGGGTTGGTGAAGCCAAACTCTTTGATGCTGGCCGCTATCTGCGCGACCTGCTCGGGGCTGTGGGTGCGGCTGTTGCGGGCGTAGGGCACCAGGGTGTCGGTGGGCAGGTGCTCGATCTGGTCGGGCAGGTGGGGGGCGGTGGCTGTGGTCATGTCTGGCTGGCGGCTTTCTTGAGTTGGTCGAAGTGGTGGCTGGCGCTCTTCAAGGTGTGCTCGAAGGCTTCGCGCAGGGTGGCGCGCACGGCGGCTTCGTCGGCCTGGGCGGCGACGATGGGGGCGATGCTGGTGGCGAGGTTTTCCAGGCGCTGGCGGATCTCGACCATGGCGGTGGCGACCAGGCCCTCGACCTCGCGGGCATCGCGCAGGGTGCCGATGGCTACCTCGTAGGCGCGCTTGGCCTCTAGCGCGAAAAACTTTTCTTTGACGGCGCGGGCTTGTTGGTAGCTGCTGCCGATGGCGGCGTCGCGCTCGGTGGGCTGGGCGCGAGGTGGTGGCTCATCTGGTGAGCCTGCATCGGGCGGCGGTGGCGCGGCGACGCGGGCTGCAGCGTGGCGGTCGGCCACGCCTTGCTTGCTGGGGTCTTTGCCTGCGCGGTAGGCGGCCAGGCTTTCGGCTTTGAGCCAGTGTTTGCCGTCAGGTGCGCGCACTGCCCTGCCCGTTTTCTCCAGCTCGTTGATGTAGCTGGGGGCGCGCGCGCCTATGAGGTCGGCGAGCTGCTGGCGGGTGATGTGGTTGGGGTCGGTCATTTGGCGTTGGCAATGGCGCGGGCCAGCTCGGCATCAAACGCGGACTGGAAGGTTTTGGCGACGACTTCGTTGCCCAGTTTTTCCAGGTCGATGAATTTGCGGTAGTTGGCCGGGTCGACGTAGAGCACCATGGGGGTGATGGCGCTGGTCTTGCCTGTTTCGATGCGCTTGTAGATGCCGGGGTGCTTTTTGCTTTTGTCGCCTGGCAGGATGACGAAGTAGCCAACGGCTTTTTGGGCCTTGCCTGCGCCAGTCTTGCGGAACACGCGCAGGTTGCTGAGCTGGGTGCCGATGACACCGAGCATTTCGGTCAAGGCGGTGCGGCGCATGTTGCCGTAGCTGTCGAGCGGCATGCCGGCGCCGGGGGCGACGGTGAGGCCTGCGGGGAGCAGGCGGCGGCCGCGCAGCCAGCCTTCCAGCTTTTTGTATTTGCGCGCGCCGCCGTTGAAGAGGTGGGCCAGGGCTTTGGCGTATTGGGTGCCGCCATCGGGCGCGTCGGTGCGCAGGTCTACGCTGGCGGTGAGTGTGGCTTTGTCGGCCTTGGTGACCCTGAAGGCGCGCAGGGTGTAGGCCGTGGCGCCACCTTTGAAGGTGCTGGACATGTCTTTTTTGAGCCGGTCGTTGATGGCGTAGGCGGTGGTGTTGAGTGCCCGGCTGGCGGCGTAGGCGGCTTGTTTGGCCTGGGCGCCTAGCTGGGCTTGGACTTCTTTGAGGCCGGTGAGTTGGATAGTGATTTGCATGGCGGTGCCTTTAATCGCGTTTTTGGGCGTTTAACTGGTTGATGGCACCTATGCCCCCATCCACGAACTCTTGCGGGCCTGTGAGCGTGACGGATAGGGCGCGCAGGCCGGGGAACATGCCTTGGGCCTGCAGGTTTTGCACCAGGCCGTGGAGCTGGGGCCAGTTTTTGACCATTTGCTGCATTTCGCGGGCGTTGTCAGGGGTGCACCGGATGGTGCGGGTGGCCTCTGGCTTTGGTGTCTCTCCCATTTTTTACTTTCAAAAAGATGAATGGAGTAGTTGGGCGCGCGCGTGGGGGTGCCTGTGCCGGGTGTGCCGGACGCTGTGCCGGGTGACGTGTGAAAAAACGTATATGAATCAAGCATGTGCCGGGTGTGCCGGGTGTGCCGGGTATATATACGCATGTGAGCGCACTTGTGTGATGTGGTGGCGGTGGTTTTTGTGCCTGTGCGTGCGTACGTAGGAGACCCGGCACACCCGGCACAAGGGTGAAACACCCGGCACAAAGCCCGGCACAGACCCGGCACACCCGGCACAAATGCGGGGGTTTTGGTCATGCGAAGCCCCCAGTGGTGTTCTTGAAGTCTTTGAGGGCGGTCTTGAATAGGTCGCAGCGGTGGGCCAGCCAGTCGGATTCGTTTTGCCCGGTTGGCGGTTCGTGGCCACCGGGTAGGTGGAGCACGCAGCGGGGGTTGCCGGTGCCGCCCAGGCGTTTGCGCTCTACCCTGCCCTGGTGTTTGCGGTCTACCGCGTTCATGAACTTGGGTTGGTTGAGGGCTTTGAGGCCCTGGCGGCGGCACCATTCGCCATAGAGTTCGTAAAAGTCCTGGCTGAGGCAGGGGGTGTAGAGCGCGGGGGCGGCTTTGGCGGGGAAGCCGTCTACGTCACCTTTCTCGAATGCCAGCACAAAGCGGCTGGGGCTGTCGAGGCTTTGGTCGATGAGTTCGCGCTTGGCGTCGGTCATGGGGGGTTTGGTGCTGGGGCCGAAGTCGCCCAGGTCGAGGTGCAGCAGGTAGTGGTGCAGGGCTGCGCCGCCACCGTTGTCGATTTCGGCCTTTAGGCCAGCGTAGTAGTCGGGGCTGAGTTTCTCGGGGGTCCAGATGACGGCGTGGCGGCGGTCGTCTTGCTCCACGATGGTGGGCATGGCTTCGTTGGACAGGAACACCATGTTGACGTGGTTGCGCTCGTCGTAGGCGGCCATGTTTTTGGGGTTGATGCGGATCCACTCGCCGGTAATGAATGCCTTAAGCTTGTTTTTGACGTGGTACAGGTCAGAGCGGGCTACCACTTCGTCCGCAATCAGGAACAGGCGGCGGCTGGCCCAGTCGTTAAATTTGTCTTCGATGGCGCTCTGGTCGATGATGCGGCCGTAGCGTCCATAGATGCCCATGATGACCTCAAAAAACATGTTCTTGCCGGTGCCCTGGGGGCCATGGACCACGATGGTGGTTTGCATCTTGGCGCCGGGGTGCTGGATGGGGTAGGCGAGCCAGCGCAGAACCCACTGGAATAGTTCCTGCGGCTTGCTTTCTTTGGCGCACATGTATTCAAGCAGGCCGATGAGGTAGTCACACTTGCCCGCCACGGGTGTGGTGGGCCAGCCGCTCCACAGGTTGCAGTCGATGGCTTTGTCGCTGCAGGCGGGGTCAAAGCCTACGTTTTCGATGCGCACTATTTGGCGGTCGGGGTGGTCGGACCATTCGCGGTGAATGAAGCGGCCCATGCAGATGTCGCGCATGTCGCTCAAGGGGAGTAGGCAGTGCTCTTGGTGGTCGAACACGGTGCCGCCCTGGCCGTAGACGAGGGCGAAGCGCTCAAGCAGCTCGTCCACGGTTTCGATGGGGCGCAGTGGGTCTTTGGCTGTTACCCCGCCCCCCTGGGGTGTTTCGGCCCGCTTGGCAGCGGGGCGCCAATTCAATGCCGTGAGGCGGGCCTCGATCTGGACGCGGACAACGTGCAGGCCCTCTAACGCGTGGAGGTCGTTAAAGTCCGTCAGTTTGGTGCCTTTGGTGGCGAACGCGGCCTGGCGGGCGGGCTGGTCGGCAAAGGTGGGGACGACAAAGGCGCCGCCGACTTCCATGGCTGCGGCGCTGGCGCAGATGACGCCGGGGTTGCCTTCGCTGAATGCGTCATCGTCGGCACATATCAGTAGGCGGGCGGTTTTGTAGCGGTGGTGCAGTGCCGCGGCTACCGGTGCCAGGTTGCCCGCGTCAAAGGCGACGGCGACGGGTAGGCCGGTGGCCTCGAACAGACTGGCGGCGGTGGCGTAGCCTTCGGCCACGAGGATGATGGCGGCTCCGGCTGGCATGCCCAGCAGGTGGAAGTGGCCCTTCTTCACCAGGCCCTTGGGCCAGAATTCTTTTTCCAGCAGTTTGCGCGGTGCGCCCTGCCCTGCTTCGCCTTTGGCCTTGCGGCCACGGATGATTTGCAGACCATGCACCTTGCCAGACACGTCCAGCATGGGGATGGCCATGGCGCCCGATGGGCTGTAGCGAACACCGTGACCGGCAACGCCTTTACGGTGCAGGTATTCGCAATCGCCATCCTCGGTGCATTTCTTCCAGGCGGAGCTGGCAAACGCAGCCGCGCGCTCTGCATCGGCTTTGCGGGCGGCGTCGGACTGGCGCTTGTCTTCGGCCAGGCGCTTGCGCAGGCTGTCGCGCTGCTCGCTGGTCAACTCGTTCTTAGTTATCTCGATCTTGGTGGCGTTGTTTTCGGCGCCGCGCCATACGCCATAGCTGCCGACAATCAGCTCGTCGCCATTGGCCAACCGCATTTCGTGCAGGTGATACCAGCCGCGCTTTTCGGCCTCGCCCTGCACCTTGCAGCGGCGCAGTTTGCCTATCTCCAGGCTGTCAACCATCAAACCTGCGGAGGTCAGTTGCCCCAGTACGTCACCGTAATTGCTGCTCATCGTGGTGTCTTTTTTTGTTATGTTTAGGCGTCAGTAACTTGCGTTGCTACTGTTTACATAGCAAAAGGGGCGCGCATTACC